ACTGGACGCTGGACGACATCCGTACGTGGTGGTGCAAGATCTGCCGCAAGTTCACCACTTGGGAGTTCCGCGCGACCGGGCCGCAGACCGAGGATGAACGCTGCACCCAATGCTTGCCCGACCGCAACTCGACCATCGCCTCGGAATGGGTAGGCATCTGATGAGCAGCGTCTTCCAGCGCGTCTACGAGCCGCGATGCGAGTCCCGCTTCATGGGCCACCAATGCGTGCTCGGATTGGACCACTTCGACGTCCACGAATACCACGGACCAGCCAGCGGAACTATCGACTGGGATAACGCCAGCGCCGATAAGGAGAAGTCGCTTTCTGCGATGCAGGACCGTCGCTCCCAGCGGGCGGCTGATGCCGGACGGTGCGGAGAGAAGTACCTCGAAGAGTATTGGGCCGAGCGCCCTGGCTTCATTGGTGCCGTCTGCCACGAACCGGGCGAACACCGCATCCACCGCGACTTCACCCTTGGAGTCCAGTGGCTATGACAAGCATGCACCCATAGTAAGAAAGGACATAGACGTGATCGGAATCATTGAGCCAGGCGAAATGGTCGTGCCGCTCTGGCTTCTCGAGGAAGAGGCCGCTTGCACCTTCCCCCACGAAGTCTTCGACCTTGACTGCTCTGGCGCGGTCACTACACGCATCAGCGATTGCCGCGGCGACTTCATCCTGAGTTGCGACTCTGGCACGTCTGACGCGCGCAATGCGATGGCCGAGACTCCGACCTTCCCGTGTCCCGCATGCCACAAGATCTGTGTCGCCTGCTGGCGATTCATCCCAGTCTGACCAACATCGAAACTTGTTGACAATCGAGAGGACGCACCTGTGACGATCGCAACCGCATGGAAGTCGTATTGGCGACAGTTCGCTGCCGACTTCCGCGACCTGCTCAAGCCCGACCCGCGCCCAGTCGAAGTGACGGCCGGCGACATTCACGTCAGGCGCGAACGACTGCTGGCCGGATCGCTGTACGTGATCGAGGTCAAGGGCAACGAGCCGATCATGATCGGAGAAGCCCAAGGGCGGGAGCTGCATCGCGTGCTGACGCAGATGGGCCTCACCGATCCGAGCATGGAAAGGTTCTTCGACAAATGACTACTGTGACCATCTACGGCGCTTCAGACGACCTCGTGGAAGTCGAAGGTGACATCGAGGGAGCCGACGAGTTCGGATGCTACGACCGTGAGTGGATCGGCGTTCTGACCGACCCGCGATCGAAAGAGTCGTTGCGAATCCGCGCTCAGTTCGGTGTGTCCCCCGACTCGGCCTGGCGTATCCAGGTTGAGAACACCGACACCTACCCGACCTGGCCGTTCTACTTCACCGAGCGACCCGACCGCGCAGGCGATCCCGCGGTCGTCATCGACGTCCCGAAGGGAACTGTCCTAACGACGAACGACGCCGAGGACCGCGACTAACAGAGCATGAGATAGTGCTTGCTTTTCAAACGAAGGAGACAGCATGAACGGTCGCACCCTAAAGAAGTGGCTGCTGGAAAAGTACGAGCACGCCGACGCTCGGATCAAGGCAGGCGATCTCGACTTGGATGACCGCCTACACACTGTCCGCACCGCGACCGGAGAACTCTTGCGGATCTACTTCAGCATCGACCCCCGGAGCAATGCGCGAGGGGATGCTCATAGTCATGAACACCGAGGCCGGAAAGAAGGACTACTCGTGAGCGCGGCAGGGTTCGCCGGCGAGCCGTCCAAAATGACAGCCGACACTGACCCAGCCCTTGAACCCTTCCGAGAGCAGGTCGCGTTCCTCCGTGAGCACGCGGCAGAACTGGAATTGACCGACGACGCCGAACATGACTTGGAAGGCTGTGACTGCTGGTGTGGCCCGCGCGTTGTAGACGTGCCACCGTTCGATGACACCGTTCCCGAGTACCTAGTGCTGCGCGACGGTGCGTTCATGCAGAACCTGCAAGACGACGGCCCGGACACTTTCAATGCGGGCCACGTTGATGGCTGGCGGGATGCCCTGTCTACCGCCGCCCGCAGGTGGGGTCCGTCACCGGAAGACGCGATGCCTTCTGACGAGGACTTGGCTAGGTACGACGAGCACAACCGGGCGTGGCAGTTCATGCTCGACATGGTGGAGGACGTGGAACGCGCCCTCGCCTGGCATCGCGCGAAGGCGGCCCAGACGTGAGCGTCTTCCAGCGCGTCTACGAGCCGCGCTGCGAGTCCAGCTTTATGGGCCATCAATGCGTCCTCGGACTGGATCACTTCGATGTCCACGAATACCACGGACCAGCCGGCGGAACTATCGACTGGGACGACGCGAGCGCCGACAAGCATGCCGAAGTAGTGACAAAGGAGAACGAATGAGCGACTGGGATATCCAAGTGACGATCCTGCGTGATGGCAAAGAGTTCACGGCTGACGTGATTTCGTCCGGTTCGGTCTCGACCATGATCCATGACGTCACGTCAGAGTTGTGGGACTGGGCCGAACGCGAGGGAAGCAAGCCGTGAACGACACACTGCGGATCGTGCTGGGGGTCGTCCTGCTCGTGGGCATGGCAGTCTTCCTAGCCGCCTGGATCGTGGCCGAGGTGCGTGCGGCCGTCTGGATGCGTACGCCGCCGACCGACCCTTGGGTCAAGCACACGGTCCGATGAGCGGCCTCGTGTACGTCCCAAGCGCGCGGGTGGGCGAATCCATGGCCTGCCCTGGCTGCGGCGAGATCGTGACGCTGGATTGGTCGGACGGTTGGCGCAACGACAACGGGTTCACCTGCGAACCCGACAACACCACCCACGCCCAGCACATCTTCACCGCGGCGGTGGACAAGCACTAACAGATTCAGAGATTTCCGGGGGACAGCCTCGGGGAAGAAAAGAGAAGAAGAAATGACCGACATCACCATTGACCAGCGCATCGAAGCTCTCGACCGCGCGGTTCGGGTCACGCTCGCTAAGGGCGGGCAGGAGACCGACGCTGACACGATCAGGCGGGCCGAGGCGTTCGCTGGCTTTCTGGCTGGCAAGAGCGCCACCGACGACAAGCTGCAAGCGCAGCGCCGGCGGGATGCGCAGAAGGCCGGGAGCGCGCCGCGTGCGGGTCGGGCTGTCCTGTGATGGACACTTGGCTCTCACCGGATCAGGTCTGCGAGATCGTCCCCGGCATCACCCGCGAAGGACTGGCAATGCTCCGGTTCAAGGGTACGGGTCCCCGGTACTCCAAGCCCTCTCCGCGCAAGATCGTCTACTCACGTACGGCGATCGATGAGTGGTTGAAGGCCAACGAGCGCACGGGCACACGGGAGACGGTGCAGTGATCGCGCCACCCAACGGCAACCGTTGAATTCACGATATGACCCGTAAGTCATAACCAGCGGCTGGCTGGTTATGAGATAAGGCCCCCGGACAACCCGACCGGGGGCCTTCGCTGTACCCCTAAAACTGAAAAGAGAACACCATGACGTGGGCCGAAATCGATCCCCTCTACCTCAAATACCTCAAAGCCGCGTCACGCTCAGAACGCACCATCGAGCTCCGCATCTACCAAATCGCCAAATTCCGGCGCGCACACCCCGGACTCGAAGCCGAAAACGTCACAGACGAAATCCTCATCGACTACATGGGCAACCCCGACTGGGCACCCAACACCAAAGGCGTCGTCCGCTCCTCCATCACCGGCTACTTCGGGTTCGCGTTCAAGAAGAACCTCCTCCCCGACGACCCCTCCAAGGATCTCCCCGCCGTCCGCGTCCCCAAAGGCGTCCCGAAGCCGGCATCCCTCGAAGCCATCAACGCCGCACTCGAGCAGGCATCCCCCCGCGTCGAACTCATGGTCACCATCGGGGCACGCATCGGAGCCCGCGCAATGGAGATCGCACAGGTCCACTCACGCGACGTAGAAGGTGTACCCGGCCGATACTCCCTCCGCATCAAAGGAAAGGGAAGCAAGACGCGCCTCGTGCCCCTCGCCGACGACCTCGCAGACCGCATCCTCGCCCACACACCCGACTACGTGTTCCCCGGCAAGAAAGGCGGGCACATCTCGCCCGCCTACGTTTCCCGTCTCGTGTCGAAGGTTCTCCCGCCCGGAGTCACCTGCCACAAACTGCGGCACCGATTCGCAACCCAGGTCATCAAATCCGGCGGCGAACTCCTCGCCCTGCAACGGCTCATGGGACACGCATCCGTAGCTACCACTCAGGGGTACGTCGGCATCGACGATGACCAGCTCCGCGACGCAGCAATGGGGGCATGGTGAGTCGATCGCGCGCCTCAGCCAAAGCGGCCGGCGCATCACACGAACAGGACATCGCCTCCTACCTCGCCGCACACATCGACGACCGTATCGAACGGCGCGTGAAGAACGGAAAGAACGATCGCGGCGACCTCACGGGACTCAAAGTCCTAGGCAACCGGGTTGTCGTCGAAGCGAAGAACTACGGCGGCGAGATCCACGCATCGACATGGATCAAGGAAGCCGAACTCGAGGCAGGCAACGACGACGCCATAGCCGGCATCGTCATCGCCAAACGCCGCGGCACCACGAAACCCGGCGAGCAATGGGTCCTCATGACCCTCGACTCCCTCATCGCCCTCACAACTGGAGAACGCCCATGCTGACGATCCACAACTTCGAGCAAGGGACCCCCGAATGGCATGACGCGAGACGCGGACTCGTTACAGCATCAGCGGTCGGGAAACTCCTCACCCCGACACTGAAGACCGCCAACAACGAAGCATCCCGAGGGCTCACACACCAGCTCGTCGCCGAACGCCTCACTGGCAACACCGACCCCACCTACCCCAGCAAGGACATGGAGAGGGGAACGTTCGACGAACCGGCAGCACGAGCCGTCTACAACGACGAAATCGCACCGGTCGTCGAGTGTGGGTTCATGATCCTGACTACGGATGCAGGCCACCGCATCGGGTACTCACCGGATGGACTCGTAGGGGACGACGGGCTCATTGAGATCAAGTCGCGGCTACAGAAGAACCACCTGGCGACCATCCTCAGCAACGAGATCCCCGCCGAAAACATGGCCCAGCTCCAATGCGGACTCCTTGTATCCGGCCGCTCCTGGGTTGAGTACGTGTCCTTCTGCTCCGGAATGCCCCTCTGGACTAAACGAGTAGAACCCGACCCCGAATGGCACACAGCCCTCCTCGAGGCCGTCGACACGTTCGAGGAACGCGCCCGACTCATCACCGACGACTACACGAAGAAGACCGCGGGTCTCCCCGAAACGATCCGCATCCCCGAACTAGAAGAAATGAGGTTCTGACCATGGACATGACAACCAGCATCGTCCCAAAATCTGACCAGCTAAATGCAGACGACCTCATGGCCGGCTCCGTAACAGTCACCATCGCCGACGTCAAACAGGGTTCCGCAGAACAGCCCGTCGACGTCGTACTCGTCGAATACCCCGGCCGCGCATACCGTCCCTCCAAGTCAATGCGTCGCGTCATGGTCAACGCGTGGGGGCCGGACACAACCGTCTACAAGGGCCGCGGGCTCACCCTGTACCGCAACCCAGACATCACCTTCGGGCGCGAAAAGGTCGGCGGCATCGAGATCAGCCACCTCTCACACATCGACGAGCCGAAGACCGTGGCGCTCACGAAGACGCGGGGGAAGCGTGAAGGGTTCACTGTTCAGCCGCTCGTCCGCGACTGGCTACGCGAACTGAAACTCGCCGGCACCAACATCGACAAAGTCTTCGCCCTAGGGAAAACGGCTCGCGCCGCAGGGGCAACAGATCAGATCATCGCCGACATCACGGCACGTTACAACGAGCTCAAGAAGGAGTCCTAGATGCCGCGAGACAAGCGGCTCTACATGACCTTCCCAATCGACATCCACCGCCACCCAAAACTCAAGAAGGTGTCACCAGCCGCACGGTGGACGTTCGTCGAGATGAACGGTGAAGCCCGCATCGCGGAGAACGACGGCGTGTTCACCAGGGCCGAAGCGGAGTTCATGTGGCCGATCAAACACCTCGACGAACTGACAAAGAGTCATCCGTCCAGACCGCTAGTAGAACGCAGTAGATGGAAGTACATCATTCGAGACTACGCGGAGCACCAACTGACCAAAGCCGACAGGGAAGAACTGACCAGTAAACGTAAGGCA